AGACACACAATAGATTTACTACGAGATAAACTAATAGCAGATAAAATACCTACAGATATTATTCGTGGTGATGTACCTGCACACAAGAGAACAGAAATATTTAAAGCATTTCAAGAAACAACAATACCTAAAGTTTTATTAATTCAACCACAATCTGCGGCTCATGGTGTAACACTTACAAAAGCCAATGTGGTTGTGTGGTGGAGTCCCATAAGTTCGTTAGAAACTTATGCTCAAGCCAACGCTAGAGTACACAGAGCAGGACAGACACACAAATGCACTGTGGTGCAACTGCAAGGTTCTAACACAGAAAAACACGTTTACAGGTTATTAGATAACAGAATACACCTACACACAAAAATAATAGAACTTTACAAAGAAATACTTGACTAAGCCATCTCTAGTAACTATATATAAAGTATTAATAGATAAACGGAGAATGTAAATGGAAGAATCTTCCCTATCTGCTGAAAAGTTAACTAAAGCGTATATAAAAATAAGAGAGGAACGAGCATCGCTCAGTGCCTCCTATAAAGAAAAAGATACAGCGTTAGTTAATCAGCTAGACATGGTGCGAAAAGGACTTCTCGATTACTGTGAGAAACATGGTGTTGAGAGTGTGAAAACTTCCGAAGGTCTCTTTTATAGAACGACAAAGACAAAGTATTGGACTAGCGACTGGGAATCCATGCACAAGTTTATAATAAAGCATGAAGTACCTGAGTTGTTTGATAAACGTCTTAATCAGTCAAACTTAAAAGAGTTTTTGGAAGATAACCCCGATGTATATCCCGAAGGTCTTAACAAAGACACGGAGTACGTCATAACTGTGAGGAAAAAATAATGGTAGGAAAATATGTACCAATAGAGGATGTGGCTAAACACTTTTCAGTTTCCATATCCACAATCCGAGCATGGGTGCGTCAGAAAGAAATACCCGATGATACTTACATAAAAGTGGGTAATACTTATCGGTTTAATATTGAGGACGTATCCGATGCTTTAACAAACAAGTCTAAACCATTGAAAGACAACGACAATATTGTCAGGGAAACTTGGCATCACGAAGATGACGTTGATAAAAAACATGGTATAGAAAAAGTAAACCTCGACCAAGATTATTAGGAGAGTGCAAATGAACGAGTCGATTATGAACTACAATATTAATGATGTAGAGGCTTTATGGCCAAAAATAAATAGAACCTATAAGTTTGATAGTGCAGAGCAGAGGTCTATACCTTGCAACGCTACAGATGCAGGGGCAGAATATAACATGCAGTTTCGCATGAATAAAGATCAAGCCAAGGCATTGTACGAGGCGATGGGTAAAGCCTATGCAGAGAAGAAAGAAAGCAGTTGGCCTGCTAAATTACCATTCCCATTTAAGAAAGATGAGGATGGAACTTACACTCATAAGACTAAATTAAAAGGTGCTTATGGTACAGACCCTACAAGAAAACCAATGCAGGTGGACTCCAAGGGTGTAAAGTTAGCCGATGATTTTCTGTTAACTACTGGTAGCACTGTGAATATAGCTGTGACTTTTACTCCGTATATGTTGGGTAAAGATGCAGGTGTGTCTTTGAGATTAAGAGCAGTACAAGTCACTAACTACAAACCTATGGAAGAAGTATCACCATTTGGTGTTGTGGAAGGTGGTTATACTGCAAACGAAGATAACCCTTTTAATTCCGTTGAAGAACCGATAGCAGAACCTAAGAAAGTAGAAAGTAAAAAATCTACGAAAGAAAAGGTAGAAGATAACGATCTCTCTGCTATAGTTGATAACTGGGACGACTAGTCCCTCAATAATACCACTACTCCTTTTTTAAACCTTTCTCCATGGGTAGTTGTTGGAGGGGTAGTGGTAGCTTAACTTTATGGTTTGTCATGGAAAAAATATTATTTTTAAGGAGCGTACTAGCCAAGGAGGGATTCTACTGCGTATTTGCAAGTCGGATGAGAGACGACAAGAGAATACAGAAATTTTACAAAGATATAGGTCAAGTTGCCGATGTGGCAAATAATTTAGATGAAGAAGGTTATGACGTATATTTTGCATTATCAACGTTTGTTGATCCAAGCTCTAGGAAAGTACCTAACGTAAAACACGTTAACACATTGTTCCTTGACCTCGATTGTGGGGTTGGGAAAGATTATGAAACACAACAGAAAGCTATATCAGCTTTAAAAGAATTTTGTAAGAAACTATCTCTACCTAAACCGTTGTTGATAAATTCAGGTAGAGGTGTGCATGTATATTGGATTTTATCAGAGCCTGTTGGTGTAGATGATTGGTTGCGTACCGCATCAAAACTAAAGCATCAATGCACACAGCATAACTTGTTAGCAGATCCTGCTGTAACGGCAGATGCCGCAAGAGTGCTACGGATACCAAGCACACATAATAATAAGGCAGATCCACCATTAGAAGTTACATTTATAAGTAACTCTATGCCTGACACTGTGGACTTTGACGAGTTCTCTGAATTATTAGGTGGTGACCCTATACCCGTACCAAACAGATATGTGCCTACACAAAACAACGCTACATCAGAGGCGTTGATAAATAATGTAGAAAACGTATTCAAAGATATACTTGTAAAAACTGCAAGTGGTAATGGTTGTCAACAAATAGGCATCATAGCTAGAGATCAAGAAACAGTCAGCGAACCTTTGTGGAGAGCAGGATTATCTATAGCTAAGTTCTGTGTAGACGCAGAGAAAGCCGCACATTACATATCGAAGGGACACAAAGATTACACCAAAACAAGTACAGACAAGAAGATGGACAACATAAAGGGGCCTTATCTCTGTAGTACATTTGATGAATATAATCCCGAAATATGCACGAAATGTAAGTTTTGGGGTAAGATAAAATCTCCTATATCTCTTGGTAAACGTATAAAGGAAGCTACCGAAGAAGATAATGTAGTAGAAGCTCCTGCTATAAATTTAGTAAATAGTCCTACTAATAAGTATACCATACCTGCATATCCACGACCTTATTTCAGAGGTGCTAATGGTGGTGTGTATGTTAGAACTATAAAGTCTAGTGGTGATGTAGATGAGAAACTTATATATCATAATGATTTGTATGTAGTAAAAAGATTGAGAGATGTAGAGGTTGGTGAGGCAGTCGTGATGCGATTGCATTTGCCAAAAGACGGAGTTAGAGAATTTACGTTACCCCTCACAGCCGTGACTTCTAGGGAGGAGTTCCGTAAAGTAATATCAATGCAAGGTGTAGCTATTACAAGGATGGATGAACTTATGCAATATACAACTACATGGGTAAACGAGTTACAAGAAAAGGGTACAGCCGATGAAGCGTACAGGCAGTTTGGTTGGACTGGTGATGACTGTGAATCTTTCATATTAGGCAATGAGAAGATATACAAAGATAGGAAAGAATTTAATCCACCATCTTCACAGACAGCATCATTGTTTCCTGCCTTTGAACCAAGAGGCACTCTGCAAGAATGGAAGAAAGCTATAAACTTCTACAACAGAGATGGGTTTGAACTACATCAGTTTGTTGTAGGCACATCATTTGGTTCACCCTTGATGCAGTTCTCACCTATAAACTGTGCGGCTTTGCATATATACAGTAAAGACTCAGGCGTAGGTAAAACTACAGCCATGATGGCAGGTGCATCAGTATGGGGTAGACCCGAAGATTTGATAATACACGAGAGAGATACGTACAACACAAAGATGAACAGAGGTGAGTTGTATCACAATCTACCTTTGTATATGGATGAGTTAACTAATACACAAGGCAGAGATTTAAGTAACATAGCCTATCAACTGACTGGTGGTAGACAAAGAGGTCGAATGACTAGTGGCAGTAATATAGAAAGGCATCGTGGCGAATCGTGGAGTTTGTTATCTGTAACCACGGGTAACACTAGTATTATAGAAAGAATAAGTATAGTCAAAGCTATGCCAAAGGCAGAGGCACAAAGAATATTAGAGTGCCACGTCAAACGTATACACTTTGAAACAAAAGAAGAAACAGATACTTTTAGTAGTGCAATACAAGATAACTACGGACATGCTGGGAGAGAGTACGTTAGCCAGGTAATGGGTAACATATCAGGTGTAAAGAAGTTACTAGGTGAGGTACAAGCAAAGGTGGACGAAAAAGCAGGTCTTACAGCAGAGAATAGGTTTTGGTCTGTATTAGTATCTTGTAGCCTGACTGGGATAATACTAGCAAAGAGAATGGGTCTAGTAGACTATGACACTAAAAATTTATTTAACTGGACTATAGAACAGCTAAATCAAAACAAGCATCACTCGGAGGATATGTCTGCGTCTGTAGAAGAAGTGCTTAACGATTACATACACGAGCATTGGAGTAACGTGCTTTGGATAAAAAGCACAGATGATCTACGTAAGCAGGCAGAGATAGAGCAGGTTGTTGTACCCGAACATTTACCTAGAGGTAAGTTAGTAGCGAGATACGAGACAGATTTAAAGAGAGCTTATCTAATACCAAAGCCACTCAAGGCATGGTGTGGCGATCAGCAAATAAATTATAACTCGTTTGTACATGATCTCATAAAGAAGTTAGGGGCACGTAGGAGTAAGATGAGGCTGAGTAAAGGCACTCACATGAATCTGCCTCCAACTGATGTAATAATAGTAGATTGTGCAGTAGAAGATGTCGGTATTAAAGACTTATGATTTAAACCCTGATGGGGTTCACATAGTTGTAAACTGGGATAGCATGGGAATCAATGCCTCTGTGTTTATATTATGTATAAATACTGTGGAGGCTACCAAGCAAATAAAAAGAATATTTATATCTAAAGGTTGGGAGAGCGAGATACGCACAGTCGTTGAAGATGGCAAACTAGGTGTGCGTGTATGGCGTATGTCTTAGTCAAAGTCATACATATCTTCTTCATCTCTCATGTATGCTCGCATTTTTGGACTCAAAGATACACCGTTGTGCATTGTTGCTGATTGCCTAACGTGTTGTTTTATTGACCTTCTCATTGCATCTGCACTTATGGCAAACTTAGGATGTCTTTTATTAAATTTATTTATGGCATCTAACGCATCTTCTGTATCCATACCATGTCTTATTTCTAAATATAATTGTCTAAGTAGCTTCGAGCGTCTTACATTAACAGCTTTATCTATACCTTTAGCTACTTGGTTTTGTTCTTGTGCTCTCGTGTATTCTGATGGCGGAAAACCTAGGAATTGAAAGAACAGTCCATGTCCTGATATGTCATCTACTATTAAATCACCACGTCTAGTATATATACCATCATCAGCTATATACCTACCAGTTTTAAAAATGTTACGAATAGCCGCAGGCATCATACGTTCTATGCCTCTTTGAGTATCACCAAACTCATCTGTTACCTCTGATATACCAGCTCCAAATTGACCTATAACACTACCTGCAGGGCCTAACAAAGTCTTTCCAATAGTTTCTAGTACACTATCATCCCTGTTATAGGGATTATTTCTAAATATTAAATTAGATAAACCTACACGACCTGATATATCTGTAAATTCAGCACTTATTGGCCCTTTGTATAAATGATCCCCTAAAAATCTATTTGTTAAAAACTCTGCTGATTCTTCTTCATCATCGAGAAACATATTTGCAATAAACATTACTAAACCTACAAACGGCATACCTTGAATACCTGCAAGTAAAGCAGATGATGCACATATACCTAAAAATTGTTTTTGTGCTATTTTCTTTTCTTGTGGTGATAAACTTTTATCTGCACCTACAGCTTTTAGACCTGTTTTTATTAAAGTATAATACATTTGTATGCCGTAAGATTTATACATCATGGCTACACGACCAATAGGTATTTGAGCTATTCTAGGTGCGTTGGCAAGAGATGCCCCACCGTTCATTTCTTGTGATCTGTATAACGCTTCGTTTGCGGCTAGCTCTTGTTTTTCTGCCGTAGATAAATTTCTTTCACTTGCCTTTGTGCTATTCTCTAACCTATTTAATTCTAAGTTATAGGTAGAAATGAGTGCTACCTGTCTGTTAAATTTTTCTTGTTGATGGAAAAAGAAAGCAGAAAAAGCATTTATTTTATCCCAAAGATTTCTTGCTCTACCACCTTCTTCTAGTGTTAATGTATCATAAAATAAAGAACGGTTTAACTGACCTCTATCAGATGCCGATTGAACAAGTGGTAATAATCTGTTTAATTGTCTTAATTTGTTAGCGTCAACATTTAAATCATCACGTAATCTAAATTTACCGTCTTTGTCTGCAACATAGTAATTGTCTATAGACCAAGCGGCTCCTACGTCTACAACCTCTCCATTTGGA